ATGCCGGGGTACTGAGACAACAGCTGTTGTCCGGGGCTGATTCCTTTTGCAAAGTCCTCAAAACCCTCTGGAACACTCGTCTGTTCTTCCTTGAATCCCCCGCCAAGAGCCATGATGCCCGCGCCTGTAGCGACGAGAGGAGCATATTTGGCAAACATTCCCGGAGTAGCCGCTTTCGTGTATGCCGATACCACTGCATCACTGGCTGTGTTGTTTATGATCTGATCTCTAATTACATCAGCAGAAGTTCCAAATTGATCAGCTACTTTTTGGAATGCACCTTCTCTAGCAGCCTCTTCAATACGTCCCGGCAGAATCTTGTCCAGACCGCGCTGAAACAGGTTTCGGCTTTGCCCCAGATTATCAACACCTAACTGGGCCACGTTTTGACCGGAAACGCCTGCTGACTCAATTATAGGAACGCTTGTGGTGCCTGTAGTAACAGGAGGAGCGGTACCCGCTACAGGAGCGCCTACGGCAGGTTGCACAGGGGGAGCAGTGCCTGCTTGAGTGGCAGCAAAAGGATCAGAAGGCATTATGGTTTCGATACCTGCGGCAGGTTGCACAGGGAGAGCAGTGCCTGCTTGAGTGGCAGCAAAAGGATCGGCAGGCATACCTGTAACCGCAGCCTCTTGCACACCTGCCACTGTCTCAGTAGCCGCTTCAGCAGGACTGGTTAACGCCGACTCTTGGCCGCCGCCTCCAGTAAAGAAGTCTTTAGCCTTCTGAATTTGGCCAGAAATAGTGGTAGGACCCGTGTAGCTGCCTGCTTTGAACGCTTCGGCGCCACCAAAGACACCAGCGCCAGCACCACCAATGAGACCGCCTATGGCGCCCGCCTTGAGCGATTCCTTCAGATTACCACCAGCAAGGGCCGTGGACCCCGCACTGCCGATAAAGCCTGATACTGCGGCCACACCGACCGTAGAACTTACGCCTAAAGCAGTGGCTGCAGCTGGTCCGAGGACAAAGGCCAGTGCCAAAGTGGTGACAATACGACCGACCTTGGACTTGGCAAACTTCTTAACCGCCTTACCTACCTTCTTGAGCGCCTTACCAATACCCTTAAACAATTTCTTGAGAAAGAACTCAGGGAGGCCAGTGTTGGGGTTTATCGTTCCACTACCGCCCATCTGGCGCAGAATTCGCGCTTCACGGGGCGAGATATGGGCAAGCATGGTGTCACCGTAACGTCCCTGTTGCGCCATAGCAGCTGCCATGGGCTTCAGGGTAGCTAGGCCACCGTTAGCAAAGTTTTGAGGAGGAAGAGGATTGCCTCCGGTAGCGCGTATCTCATCAACTGCAAGATTCAAAGCGCCAAAGAACTCAGGGTCAAAGGTAGGAGGAAGCAGGTCCTCTGGTATGTCCTGTGCTAGGTATCTAGCACGGATTTCTGGGTACCGATCGGGCGCTGCTAGAATCTCGTCTACCATCTGATTCAAAACGTCCAAAGCTTCAGGGGGCAGATTTAGTCCACGCAGCTCGGCCTTGAACTCGGCCACAGCTAACGGATCAGCTTCTGCTGCCGTGCTTAGAAGGTCTTCGGAAAACTCAGACGAAGGGATTTCCTGCCGCATTTGTTCAAATACAGCAAGGTTCTCTGGTGTCATTGTCTCTGCAGGCCCAGCAGGGGCCTGTGTGGCGGCTTGGGGAGGGAGTCCCGCCATTCCCGGCATCGCTTCAGCCATGTCCTATCCTTTATGTTTTAGGTAGCCTCATAGGGCTGCACGCCGGGAAGACGTGTAAGTACTGCAATTATCAAGAAATTGTTAGTTTCTGTCCACCTCAAGGTAGGACAGATAAAAGTGTACTGTAGCGGCTGTGGAGGTAACTTTTAACACATCCCCAGCTTCCAGAACACAGGGCACACCGTTAAATACATCGGTAGTGGCGTTTGCTGCTAAGTTTTTACTTTTCAGCAGGTAATTAGTCGTTGCCAGCGCATCTGAGTTGTACTGCGTCACAGAGACGTTTGTGGCGCCTGTGTTGGCATTAGTGACCCGTAGGGACCGTAAAACCGCCGTCGTGGCAGCTGGGACGGTGTATATCGTCGTCTCAGTCGCCGCATTCGGAATAAGGTCCTGATGTAGGTAACGGTTGCTCATGTTAGATCGAAAAACTCAAAGGTGCCGATAATGTCGTTATTGCCAGTAAATACGCGGGCTGCAAGCGTCAGTGTATCGCTAGTTCCGGCGATTGTCCTGCCCAGCTGCAAATCAAAGTTATAGTCAAATGTCGTTCCAATCCCTGAGGCACTTTGATTGGTGCCGCTCATATACTGCACATGCAGGATTTCACCTCCAGAAAGGGCCGTGGCGCTTGTGTCATAGTCCACGTTGGCAAACTCGGTGGTATTGTAAGACGCCCCAGTTAGCGTGGCATTGCGTATCAGGGCAATCTCATGGTCGGCTGGGCTAGTGCCAGTGGGCAGCGCAGGCAATCCTGCAGGTAAAATCACCGCGTCAAGGCGGTCAGAGGCCAATCGTATGGTAACCAGAGGCTCGAAACTCGTGCCGACAGTAGTTTCGGTAGTCATTCGGGCACAATTTTTGTTGACTCTTGACTGATACCCGCCCTCTGAGATAACAGTAGAGCATATTTGCTTCAGCTGTGAGCTAGAGGCCACGGTGTCAGTGTTGGTGATCTCGTATCGAATAGGCAGGATGGCCGTGGTCATGTAAACGCCGGCATTGACGTTAGCGTTATGAAACGTATGCGCCACGATAAGCTGGCCATTGATCACGAAACCACAGCGCACGGAACCAACGCCAAGCCACTCAAAATCCTGCCACATTATCTGTGATTTGGTCAGGTCCAGCGTAATCTCGCTGGCGCCATTACCGTCAAAGGTATCACCGTTCCAGCTGGACTGGGCTATTCTCGTGTCTACCGCAGAGCCAGAGGTATAGGTCCGCATCACCAGATAAACCGTGTCGTCGTCCTGCTCAAGAAATACACCGTTTTCGCTAGAAAAGTAACCTACCCGCTGCCTGAGGTTAGTTTTAGCCTCATCAAACACAAAGGTGTTCATGACCAGCAGGCTTTTACCGGGCTGATATGGGAAAACTCGCTTGGTTTGACGGATTACCTCGTCCCCAGAGGCGGTGCCGACATCAAGCTCCGTGGTGCTTGCATTAACGTCATAGGTTGTTGAACCACCACCACTAGTAGACGTGTCGAAGTTACCCGAGTCCTGATAACGGCTCTGGCTGTCGAATAACGTAAAAGGAGGGCTTACTCTGGTACGGCCAAAAGCATCAGCGGCGGGACCGGAAGGATATACTGGGGTTGGTCCTGTCACGTCTTCCTCTCCTCCTCTGCTCTCGAACCAAGAGATTGCCGCCAGTGAGTTCTCGCTCGTAATTGGCGTGTAAGTGTTGTTGAGCTGAAACACAATCTGTTCCAGCGATCTGACCAGCTGGTTGAACTGCTCAGGATTGTATTCGCCTGTAGCCGCGTTGGGCAGACGAACATTGGTAATTTTGCTCATCTGAGGCCATCCGGCTGGATATCCACGCGCAGCGTGCCGTAACGCCAGTCGGTGTTAAGCTCGTCGCTGGTAATTTTAAGCGATATCTGCCGCCCACGCGCTCGGGTGTCTACTTTCTCTGTTGTAGGTGAAATAGTGTAAGGGTCTAGCGAGCTGTTGGTCGCCGATGCTTGCGGATAGGCCCGCAGGAAAAGATTTACCGTCAGGTCCCCCTGTTGGTCCTTGAAGTCCGGTATGAACTTCCGCATCAACATCATGTTATCCCCGTCTCCTATGTCAAAGTAGCCTGACGTGATAAACGCGGACAAAGGCTGCCCATCGGCGTTTATGCCTTTCTCATGCTGGTAAACCTGAGATCGGCCTGCCGTCAGCCCGTAGATAGTGGTGATCGTGCTTTCTGTGCCATTTGGGTCGTAGTCAGCACCAAAAGGCTGGTCAAAGGCACCGTAATCGCGCCATGCGGTGCGGGATAGCGTGCCAATGGCCCATGTGTTTTCGACATAATTATAGGTCACGCAGCGATCAATGTAGTCACTTTCCTTACTGCAGTAGAACCACGTCACCTCGTTGAACTGACTGTTCAGACCGGCATATATTTTGTTCTTCTGAATAAGATTGATGTCCTCATACACGTAGTCCTGCACGGTAGACGGTAACTTCTTGACCGTACCGTCGAACACGTAAAAAGCCTCGATGCCCATCCAGAAAGCCACGCCGTTCACGTCAATGGCAGCATGTGGCCCAGAGCAGCCACAGTTGGCGCCCAGTTGATTAAACCCAAAGGTGTACGGAGGTCCAATGTACTGCATACCATGCAGTGACGTGTCGGTGATTATCAGTATCTGACCACGCGATCTGATGGCCGTCACGATCTCATTACCGTCAGTAAGTCGCTGACCACCCGCAGTATTGGTCGCACTTTCAACAAAAGTGTTGATGTCTTCTTGGTCCGAGAATCGGACAAACATAGGGTCCTGCG